CGATTCAGCGGGATATGGTCCCTTTCGTCTCCCCGCAGAGTGCGAGTGGATGCAGAGGGCGGCGAAGCTCCACGATTATGAGTTCGAGCACGCCGAAGAGCGGGGGAAGCGAGTGAGTGAAGTCGACTTCGATTTGTTTTATCGATGGGTACTTGAGGCGCGAAGTGCCGAAGGGCCGTTAGAGCGCTGCAAGAGGGCGTCACAAATATGTAGGTATTGGCCGATAGCGCGGAGATTTGGGCGGTTGATGTGGGATGGAGAATAGGCGTGATGGATGAAGAAAAGGCTAGAGAGCTCGGGCGGAGAATCGGTCACGTTGCCGCAGAATTGTGCGTCTGTCTTGGCGCTTATTCTCTGTTCGGTTCAAAGGGGGCATTTTTTGCCTTCGCGGTGATGTGGGTGCTTAATAGTTACGTGGAGATTTTGGCGAGGACGAAATGACATGGACCGAGCTAATCACTGCGAGGGAAAAGCGTATGCTATCTCAAGCGCAACTTGCCTCACTGATGGGGTTACCTGCGTCTTCGATATGTAATTTTGAAGTTGGTAGGCGCAAACCTGCGTTCAACAACCTGGTTAAGTTAGCGGATGCGCTTGATTGCTCGGTCGATTTCTTGCTGGGTCTAGATGATCGAATAAGTGAGAATGTGCGAGCATATGATGCTCTCATGGATTTAGATTACATTCAGGCCACGCATGATCAAGATATCTCTAAGGAGGTCGATCGAATCCGTAAGTTTATAAAATTTGCCGAAAGGTTAATGGTGAGGCCGAAATGAGTGACGATAAAAAGCCCGAAGCGTTTACGATAGAGAAATACAAGGAGCTAATTAGGGAATCGGGAAGTTGGTCGCAGCTTTACGCTACGACCATATTCAATGAATGGTTGGTTACCACGGTATACCGACAATCGAGCGCAATGTTCGCCGATCGTTGGTACGAGGAAACGTTCGTCTGGAAACTAGAAGGCCAGCGAAAGCTTGTTGCTGAATGTCCACGAGGCACTCATTGGAGCATTTGCGCTCGTATTGTTCGAGATGGTGGATGGATAGAGGTAGAAGATGAATAGCGACGATAAAAAACCCGAAGCGTTTGACGAGCGCCAGTGCGAGTGTGCCGATGGCGAATGTATCATCGTTCAGTACCGCAACACTCCCGAAGCGTGGGATGGCTATAGTGAATATCGTTGCTCTGCATGTGGGCGTCGCTGGGGGAGGTGGAGCGGTAAGGAATTGCGGGAAAATGAAAGCGAACCGAGATCGTTGAGGTATTATGACAAACGATAAGAAGTTCGAAGTTGGCGAAGGTCTCACTGCGGAGATGCTTGACAGACACGTTAAGCAGGTCTCAGCGAGGGTGATTAGAGATGCTCAAATGCCAGAATATTGGCATGCAACAAAAAGGCAGTTGCTTGCATTCGATACCGTCGAAAACCTGCGCAGTGATATTCGAGAATTAATTGATACCCTTAAGGCCGACGACACCATCCCAGACAATATGTACTTTAAGGTGCTTAGATGACCGAGTAAGAGGTGAGAAAATGACGACACAACCGATCGATAATTTAATCTGTTTTTTCGGTATCGGCTCCGGCTCGAACTCCACCCGAAACATCCAGTTCAACGTGGCGACGGAAGGGTGGCAACAATTCGTCGATCGTTTTGTTAAGCCAGGAATTGAGCTCGGTATTCGACGCTTTCACATACACAATCCAGGGGGTACTGAGACGGGTGAGCCGATGGAGGCCGATCAGTTTCTTGAGGCGCGGAATGCTGGTATCGAAGTCTGGCGGGATTTCGTCAAGGCGTGGCGTCCTATAACGGCTCAAGGAATTGAGGTGGTCGCCTATCTGGGGCTCATGGATGAGGACTTCGCAGTGCGTGCGGCAAATCGTCTAAAGCGAGATGACTTTATCAAGAGGTGTTGGGACTCGTACCGCTATCCCCTCGACGCTGGTATGTCGCTTGGTTTTGACGCGCTCCACGATGAGCGTGAGAGCGATTACTATTACACCTGGTTTCGTTTCGTCGAGAGCCTAGGTGTTCGGTGCTATATAGAGCCGTGGCCTAAAAAGACCCATACGTGGTTTCACTCAGCCAACACTATCACCACAGTTCAACTATACCGCTCGATCGCTCGCGGTGCATCGTGGGCGGCAACACCTGAGCAGTTAACGGGCGAGAAGGTCATCCTTATGAATGCGCCCGATACAAATGCGGGGCAAACATGGGAGAATGTCGATACATGGTGCCCCGCGTGGTGTAGGGAGATGCAAGCAAAGGGGCTCACCCCACTAGTAGCGCTCCAAAAGATGATTGAACGCCGCGAATCATTAAGGCAATGGCTCAGCAGGTAACGATAACCCTTGAGGCTACGTTTCACGACGATACGGCTCTGACTGAGTTTACCTTTCGGCGTGGAAAAGAAGTCGCATCTCTTTACGTTCGAGAGCATCAATTAGTTCTAGCGTTCGAGGCGAACGGAGAGCTCACCGGCGCACTAACGACAAATTCAGCAACATCGATCGTTCAGAAGATACGGGAGTTTCTAACTGAGGAACTTCGGAATGAGTAAAGTTCATTATTGTGAACTCACCCGATGCATTCAATGCCGCTCCACGTTTCCGTTACGAAAAGATATTAAGCGCTCAACTCTTCACATTTGTCCCGCGTGTGTGAGGCGATTCGACCTTTCGCAGCGTCAAAAGGAGGGGCCACAACTCTATGTTGCGTTCAAGACGCCGAAACAAAACAAACCACGAAAGGGTCGGTGAGTTTGGATCGAATGCCGAAGCTCGAAGATATAGAGAGCTCGAACTATTACAAGTTGCTAAGGTTGTTGCTGACCTCTCCCCTCATCCCTCCTTTGAACTAACTGTAAATGGAATCAAGATCGGTAAGTATACCGCAGACTCACGCTACCTAGATCTCCTCACCGGAGCTCTCGTAGTTGAAGAAGTGAAAGGCTGGAAGTCACGCGATTATCCCCTTCGTAAGAAGCTATTCAAAGCGCTGTACCCACAATTCGAACACCGAGAGGTTAAGGCATGAATTACTCACCTGAGCTTAGGTTAGTGCTTGAGGTTTTAAGGCGCGCGATCCTCGACTCAATCCGGGGGGTGGCTCATGACAAAAGAGATGCGCAAGGTTGGCTGAGGTCAAAAGCGACCCATCCCTTCTCAGCGCTCTGGTGCTTAGAGATGCTCAATCTCGATCGCGATAGAATTCTGGCGATTGCCTTCTCGAATACACTAATCGGGCAATACGAAGCGGAGGGCATGTTGTATATTGGGCGCAAGCGTAACTATGACGAAGACTATCGAAGTATTGTCGATGAATTGAGCAATGATGTGACTTATTCAGCACTTCGTTATGTGGGTTAATATCTAATTTTGTTGCTAATTTAATTGTTGAGGGGCAATGCCATTCAAGAAAGGGGTAAGCGGGAATCCCGGGGGTGCAGTACCCGGTCGGAAACAAGCGCTCGCCGCTGAGCTATTCAAGAACGATCTACCCAAAGCTCTGAAGGTTCTACGCGAGGGACTTGACGATCCGGATGAGAGGTATCGCATAGCCGAGAACATTATCGATCGTATCTATGGTAAGCCGTCTCAGGCGGTTGACTTGGCTCACTCGGGCAACGTAACGGTGGTTTTTAAGGACAAGTGATTGATCGGCGAGATTTCATTCTCGGAGCCATCTCAGCCCTCTTCTCCCGTCGAAAAAAGAAACAACAAAAAAGGTGTCGAGTTCTATCCCGTAGGAGGTTCATGAGCTTCCGGGGAATACTCGAGTATGGAACTGATGCGTCCACGGCGTTCTACGCGGTAGACGCGAACATGGATGCGGCTCGCGCTGCACCGATTGACGGCACGGTTATCAGCGTTTTCACTGACTCGGGCGTTCAACTCTCGGTTAATACGTTCACCGGCGTAGCCTATACGATGAGCGACCTCTCCAATGCGCTCGCCGATATGTCCGCCGCTAACTGTTATGGGTGGGGGAAGCTCAGGTATCGGTTCATCAAAACGCACTGTTCGAGTCAGTCGGGTGCGTTCATCGATCCGTTCGATCCGGCGTTCGACACTGTAATCGCTAACTATAAGCTATTGGGGCGCTTTGCCGCCCTCACTGGATGCGGCATTAACTTTGATGGAGAGGCGTATACTGCGGGGCTCTGGACCTACGACGATCAACCGCTCAAGGGGTCTTATGCGATTGAGGAGTATCAAGCGCGTTGGTACGAGATAGGCTATGAGCTTGGGACCTATTGGCTCAGCCAAGATCCGAACATGCTCGTATTCATATTCTTGGGCTACGAGGTGGCGGCGAATAGCAATCAACCACCTGCGACTAATCCCTCATGGCTCTACAATTGGTTTCTGAACGGCCTACACGATGCCTATGCTCCCTCCTTTGATTCTCAGGGAGTGATTAGGCCGAAGCATTTAATCTCAACAGCCGAGGTCAGTTATGCGTGTACAACTTCGAGCTGTATCGATAATGCGATTAATCAGGTCACTGGCGCCGCTGGTAGGACATATAGAGGTCAGAGCCAATATTTCGGCACGTTTGTGGATGAGTTCGGGCTCGCGCTATGGATTGACCGAGCGCCTTTTAATCCAGCAACGCCTGAGCTTAATTACTTCACTCCTGCGGTATTCCGCGACCGTCTATTAGACATTGCCCGAGAGCTTCCATGGGCATGGATATACGACCCCGACTATGCGTTTTATAACGTGACGACGCCGCGCCCTATCGGCCTGATTCCGCAAGCGTATATCGATGAGATCGACTACGTGCGCCGTCGCTTAGATCTGCCGATCGGCGATGAGTACTGAGTGCCTGATTGAGCTCCCGAGGCTTCACCCCAAGCAGCAGATGGCGTACGACACCGAAGCAACAGATTTGTTGTTTGGCGGGGCGACTCGAGGTGGGAAGTCTTATTTCGTGCGGCACGCTCTTATCAAGTGGTGTGCTCTTATCCCCGGCCTTCAGTGCGATATGTTTCGCCTCTACTGCGACGACATAATCGCCGAGACCATGCAGGGGGAGACCGGATTTCCAGCACTCCTTGCGAATCCCGTACGCCAGGGGTTGGTAAAGATAACAGAAACGGAGGTTCGGTTCTGGAATGGCTCACTCATCTCTCTAGAGCACGCAAGCGATCCGGCGCAGGTAAGACTCAAACACCAAGGTATCGCTAAGCACGTAAGGGTGTTTATCGAGTCAACGCAGATAGAGGCGAGTCTCATCAAGTGGCTTACAGGGTGGGTCACGATGAGCGAGGAGATGTTGGGACGCGTGCCGAAAGAGCTTCAAGGCCGTTTCCCGCGCATTATTCACGTGACCAATCCGATCGGTACGTCGGTGAGTTACTACCGCCGCGAGTATGTGGAGCCTCGAGAGCCATTTCAAATCGAAAAGGTTGGTAGGTGGAAGCGTCAATATATCCCCGCATTGGTCGAGGATAACCCATCAGAAGATCCAGTCGCGACCTATGAACGCGTCATGGATATCGGCGATGAGGCGATAGCTACGGCGCTTCTCAAAGCCAACTGGAACGCCATGATTGGCGAGTTCTTCCCCGAGTTCGACGAGAACCGGCACGTAATCACAGACTTTTATCCGCCTGATCATTGGTACCGATTCCGAGCCTTCGACTGGGGAACCGCTGACCCATTTTGTGTGCTCTGGTTCGCGGTGAGCGATGGCGAGCCGTTTCGCGATAGTGATGGCGTCGAGCGCTGGTTCCCTCGTGGCGCGCTTATTGTCTACGACGAATGGTATGGAGCCGACCCTCACGATCCGAGCCGAGGGCTACGCATGCGCAACGAGGATATGGCGCATGGAATTGTCGAGCGCTCTGAGCTTAACCACAAAAATATTGTCACTCTCGCCGATTCAAAACCGTTCGCCGATAACGGTGGAGATTCGATAGCGACGATCTTTGCTCGTAATGGCGTGATACTCACTCGCGCTGACACCACGCGAATAGGTGGATGGGCGCAGGTACGAGATCGATTGATCGGGGATGTCTATGATTCTAATTCCACATCCCGCATTCCGATGATATTTTTCTGCTTAAGATGTAAAGCAGTGCGGCGGTATCTCCCGGCCTTGGCGCGACATCCGAGCGAGGCCAAGAAAGAAGATGCGCAGGAGCACGGAGAGGCGACACACGCTGCCGATACTGTGCGGTATGGAGTTATGGCGCTCTCTCGTAACGCGGTACGAGACAAACAAGAACCCTTACAAAGTCGCATTGATCGGCTCGTGAAGAAGAACGCACTAACGATAAATAATATTTCGGTGGGTAACGCTCCATGGCGATCACGATAGAGTTCGCACGAGGCTTTATCGAGGACGCAAAGAAGGGTTCTCGCAAGGCGTGGCTCGATATGGCCGAACGGTCATGGGGCGAGATAAAGAAGCGTGTAAGAAATTTTCGGTTATTCTCAATCACCCCGAACGCTTTGAAGCGCCGATCGAGATACCCCGTATGGTACTCGATTTTCAAGATTCGCCAGGGCCTTGTGCTTTCGCGCGTTGGTATCCCAATCGGTAGGGACACTACGCAGGACGGCACCGATAATGTTGGCGCCACTGCCGCAATTTGCCTCGAAAGGCTTGCCACGAACCTTGCTAAAAACTTCGATTTCTTTGATGTAATGTCCTCAGCGAGAGACGACTTTCTTGCTACCTGTTTTGGCCAGGTGCGCGCCTACTACGAGCGAGATGAGGTCAAGGAGAGAGTCAAGCAGTACATCACGCCGCAAAAAGACCCCGACACGAATGATTTTATCTTCGTTGATGCAGAAGGTAAGGAGGTTAGATCCGACGATATTCTGCAAGACGATTCGGGCTACTACATCGAGCACAACGAAGTCATCGATGTAGCTAACGAACGCATATGCTTAAAGCCGGTACTCTACCGCGATTTTTACGTCGACCCCGACATCCGCAGGTGGGATGAGCGGCAACAAGTTGCGTTCGAGTGTCACTACTCACCTTCACACTTTCGCGAGGTTTTTGGGTTTGATGCGTACGCGGATCTCCCCCGCGATTCGGCAACGGCGGACGATTCGAGTGATGAGACAAGTATTACACGCAAAACGATTAAAGTATTTGAGTTCTGGGACTGTCAGTCTGGCGAAGTGAAGTGGTTCGCGGAGAATGGAACCGATTTTATCACGCCGAAGGGCTACAAGCCTGAAGATGCCTACGAAGGACCCGAAGAACGAAAGGGGCTCTATGACTTAAGAGATTTCTTTCCGTGTCCGCCCCCATTGGTGATGAATCAGGCGACGGATGAGTTTTGGCCTATCCCGGAATTCTATCAGCTAGTCGAAGTCATTGAGGACATTCACACAATTTTTTCGCGCATGATAACTGCGACTCGCGCTATTCGCTCGCGGTTGCTGTTTGATAACAACATTGAGGGACTTCAACCGGCGTTGAATGAGCTCTCTGAGGCTGACGCGATTGGTATCACTAACCTCTCCCAAGCTCTTACCAATGCGGGCGGGTCACTTGAGAATGTATGCCAATACATCCCGGTCGATAAGGTTATTAACACTCTAAGCCAACTGTACACGGCGCTAGAGCAACGCCTAAACATCATCTACAAGCTGACCGGCACATCGGATCTGTTACAGGGGTTAATTACTGACCCCACAGAGCGGACGTATGGCGAGCGGCAGATGCTTGAGAAGTACGCACGAAACCAACTCGAAGAACCTCAGCGTAAGATGGCTGAGTTCATGGCCAATTCCTATGAGCTCATGGCCGAGATGGCGCTTAAGAATTTCAAAGAGGCCTCTCTCGATGAGTACATCATGCCTTCAACGCTCGACCCGGTGCATCAGCAGAACTACCGGGCGGCGATTGCGTTACTGAAAAATAACCGAAGGCGCTTTCGAATTGAGCTCGAAACCGACTCAACCATTGCGCTGAATGAGCAGTACGACAAACAATCGAGGCTCGAGCTTGCGCGAGGATTGGGTGAGGGACTCCTTAGGGTAGCCGACATCTCGAAGTCTAATCCATCGTTGATTATTCCGGAGCTTCATGCGCTGAAGTATCTCATCCAAGGATTCCGTCAAGGGAAGCTCTTTCAACAAGAGGTCACTCAGGCGATCGATGAGGCGATACGCATCGCGCAAACCGCTCCACCTCCATTCGATAAAGAGGCTTCTGACGCCAAGCTCGAGCAGAATGAATTCATGCTAGAGGTCGAGAATTCGAAGAATAAGGCCGCAATTGAAGCGCAGAAACTTCAGACTGAGCGGTTCAAAGCGCAACAAGTCGCTGAGCATGATAGGGCGATGTTCCAGCTCAAGGCTCAAGTCGAGATGTTACAGAGTCAGTTGGCCGTCCTCACGTATCAGTTAGACGCGCGAAAGGCGGGCGTTGAGATACAGAACAAGCTCGCGGATAACCAAAGACTTGAGAGTGAGGTGTATCTGAGAGCTCAAGAACTCAGGATGCCGAAGTCTCCCGAGGTGGTAGTGGTCCCGCCCGCTCCACAGGCGCCGGTAATTGTGAGTCCGCAAGGACCACAGATTATCAACGCGCCGAATCCACCGCCTCAAACTAGCGTAATTCAACCGGTTCAAGAGGTGCCCATACCAACTCCGATTCCTGGATTGCTATGACGTCAAAGTTTTATCACTGGAATAAAAAAACACGAACATTTGAAGAGGGGTTCCCGGAGCCGAATATAACTCGGTATGGAGATGCTCCCTTTATCATCACTGATTCGATGGAGCGCTTCTATCACCACGGCGCGTGTACCTGGGTCGATTCGCGCTCAAAGCTCAAGATGATCGATCAGGCGTGCGGCACTATAACGTCCGATCGGAAGTTGTCCCCTGATCCTACTGCAATGCAGGAGCGGGAGCGAGCGCGCAGAGAGGACGCAAGTGCTGCAATCCGAAAGGCGAAGGCCGCTCTTGATGTAGGAGCGTCGCCGCTAACTGAGGAGCAACGCGCCCGGTGTAAGGCTATGGATGAGCAGATAAAGAGCGTCACAGGTTGGGACGGTCAAGTTTTTAAAAAGAAGAAATTGCGTGGAAAACGAAAATAAAAATACGGAACCGGTAGTTCAAGAGGGTGAAGTTAAGACTGAGGACGGAAAGGGCCTCGATAGGCGCGCAGCGCTTGAAGCAGCATTAGAGGCGGCAAAGGATGAATCAGAACGGCGACAAGCTGCTAGAGATGACGCAACTCCTAGAGAAGCTCCTAAAGCTAAGGGAGAGGGTACAGAGCGATCTCCGCGAGATAGTGGAGGGCGAAATAGCAATACTGCTAACAACAATCGAAACGCTGAGAGGCCCCTTGAGCCCCCCGCCGAATGGAACAAAGAAGAAAAGGAAGATTTTAAGGGGCTATCGCCTACGCAACAGAAAGCGGCATTGAGAGTTTATGCCTCGCGTAAGGGAGATCTTGAACAATTAAAGGCAAAGCACGAAGAGATCAAACGCGACATGGCCGAGCGCGAATGGCTACGCGAGCTTGAGCGTGAGATCAATCCAGTATTAAAAGCGCAGGGCGAGACTCGCTCACTCAGAGAGTTGATGCTCGCAAGTATTAAGCTCCGGAACGAGTGGGAGAAGGGAGATCCGCGCGCTGTTTCCGCTGCATTTTTGAAGGCGCGGGGAATTACGCCACCCAAAGAGTTGCTAGAAAGTAGTGCCGTTCAAAGAGCGGTGGAGGATGAGAGGATTTCTGCTTTACAAAGCGAACTCAATGCTCTCAAAATGAAGCAAGCTGAGATCGAAACTGGAACACGCCTCAATTCTCTTATCGAGGCTTTCCACGGTTGGTCTCACACTGCAAATGCCGCTGGAGGCACGCGATACCCGGACATCAACGATAGTGAGTCTGGTCTCCGTATTCAGCGCGCCATTGGCACCCTGGTCAGCGGTGAAAGCGAGCAGTCGAAGCAATTCATCGCGCTAGCGAAGGCTCAGAATCCCGGCATTACGCTCAACCAGCTAATGGAAAAGGCGTACATATTTTCGGGAGGTCGAATCGACGACTCAGCGGCCAGGTCCCAAGAATCGCAGAAGAATCACTTAGCGATATCAAACCGCGCGGCGGCATCCGTACCAGGACGCGCCTCGCACTCGGCGACCAATGGCGCAGTGAAGAAATTCAAAACGCGCCGTGAAGCTCTAGAGCATTTTTTCCGCGAGCAACAGCGGGATTAATGTAAGAGCGCTCGCCGAGAAAATCGGCGAGTCGGTTTCGTTGACTCGCCCAAACACTTGGGGAGTCACATGACATCGATTACCGAATTACAAGCTTCTACTTGGGAATACCGAGAGAAGAAACCGTCCGACATGGTGCTGGATAATAATCCACTCACCTTCATGCTTAAGAAGAAAGGCCGCGTATTTACCGTATCTGGCGGTCGAGTATTCTGGGAATCTATCAACCTTGCGCAGAACGCATATGTTCAGCGCATTGATCCGACCGAAGAGATTGCTCTCGGGATTAATCAGGTTCTCTCTCAATTTGAGTATTCGCCTTCGATCATTGTTGTTCCCGTTATCGTGAGCGATCTCGATAAGGCGCAGAACCAAGGCGAGGCGCAATTCATCGACCTCCTCGACAACCGTATGCAGGTTGGCGAAGAGTCGATGATGAACGCCTTCGAAGAGGACATCCAGGGCGACGGATCGGGCTACGGCGGAAAGGCTTTCGCTGGAATTCGCTCCTACATTGTCACGACTCCTGCTCTCGGAGCCTACGGCGGACTTTCCCGTGTGACATACTCGTCCATCCGAAATGTGGCCGTCGATGCTCCATCGACGTTCACGGGGAATACTGATTCGAGCAATATCGAGAGTCGGTTGCGGTACTGCAAAAACCAAGTTCTGCGTCAAGGCGGACCTGAGTTGTGTCTGGCGGGGTCGAGCTATTTTAGCGCCGCGTGTGATGCGATGTCGGCAAAGCAGCGCTTTGTTCAGGATCAGGATCTCCTCAAAGCCAACTTTGACAACGTGGTCATAGAGGGCATGACGATGGTCAATGCGAGCGGTCGAGTATTCTCTGGCCTCTCTCGTATCGCTGCCGATCGGTGCTACGGAATCCGCTTAGATAACTTCGCGGTTCGCATGTACAAGGGTTACAACTTCGAGCCTGTGCAACAGCGCGTCTCGATTAATCAACTCTTGGATGTCGCGCTTACCGTTGGTATCGGCCAATTCACAAGCAACGGCGCGGGTCTCTCGTTCGTAATGTTCGACAGCTAATTGGAGGATCGGAAAAAATGACAGCACAAGCAGGATATAATTTAACGTCCAGTGATGGCACCGATCCTCAGTTTGGGGTTGGGGATCGAATCAATGTGTGTGGTGCGGAGTATGTTTATTGCCTCGCGACCGCCGCAACGATTGCAGCTAATTCCGCATGTTCGGGAGCGAGTCCCGCGGTGATGGAAGAGGCTACGACTACGACAGCAACGGCGCTTGGAACCGCTGGTGGACTCGGGGTTATCCCTCAGTTCGCGGTGGGAGCAAGTGAATACTTCTGGGGAGCGGCTGGACCCTTCTACTTGAGAGAGGACGGCGTGACGACCTTTAAAGTACTCGCAGCGAACGTAACGGGTGGAGCGCTCCTCTACTCGACTGCGACGGATGGGGTGCTCGATGACACCTCAGCGGGTTCAACCATTCCTCTTTACGGGCTCACGCTCACCGAGACTGTGACCACGCAGGAGGCCGCTGATTGTCGTTCATGGATGCCTTTGAGTTGGAAGGTCTAATATATGCAAAGCTCGCCTCTCGGATCAGTTATTCAGACATGGGGATCACCGTCACTCGAAGGTCTCGACCTTTCGAGCGTTGCGGATGGTCAACGCATGCGCGGAATCAATCGTCAGTACGTGCGCTTCTATCGTCGAAAATTCTTCGAACCGTACTCAGTACGGGTCGAGAAGGGACCACGAGCACCGAATGGTACGATTTCGGAGACGATCCGAGAGGTGGGTATGCGTGAGGTGGAGCGCGAAATGGTGTTCATCAAAACACCCGGCTCTACCAATGAGATCGATTGTCCCGCTGAGGAGTTTCATCGGCGTGAGCACTGGCGGCACTATAAGGCGTTTCGCGATGGTACTGCCGAGCCGCTCGGTACGCCTGTCGATTCCGCCGAGTTTATCTCTCAACCTGTCGCCACCGAACTGAAGTATCTCGGATGTCAAACGGTTGAGCAGCTTGCTGACGCATCAGATCTGCTTTGTGGGCGTGTCCCGAACGGGTGGGAGATGCGCGAATATGCTCGCCAGTACTGCAAGATCTCAGCTCAGAACACCAACTCGCAGCAGATACAGGTTATGGCGACTGAGCTTGCCGAGGCCAAGCGATTAATTGCTGAGCTCTCGGAGAAGGTGCAGGGGGCCGGAGCGCCGAAGCAGGATTCGCCGGTGAAGCGTGGCAGACCCGCAAAGAATGCTGAAATCATTATAACGGATGAGTCATGAAGAAAATAATCTCACTGATTGCCTGTTTGATGCTCACGAGCGTTGCTTATGCAGACACGTGCGCGACGAACCTGATACCGGTGTTTACCTCGTATCAAGCGACCAAGATGTGCGACTCGTTCGTCTCTACGCTCGCAACGCTAGAGCCTGATACTGATGACTCGTATGATCTCGGTAGTAGCTCTAAGAGGTGGCGCGACCTGTATCTTTCGGGTCAGATAATTGACAGTGCGGCGCCTAGTGCCACGCCAGCGAGCGTCTCGGTCTTTGGTAACACGTCAGTTAATGCTGATGTGACCACAGCCGCGTCACTCTCTGCTTTCGTCACGGGCGTGAATGAAGTCCCGATAAGTTTTGTCACATACGGCAATGCTTCTCAGGCGACGAACCTGCAATTCCTCAAAACGCGATCGACTTCCGCGACGGGCGATGCGAACACTATCGTTCAGAGCGGTGATAGGGTCGCTGATATTGTGTTTCGCGGTGCTGACGGTGCGAGCTACGTGGACGCGGCACGAATCCGCGTGACCGTGGATGGAACTCCGGGCTCAAACGATATGCCAGGGGCAATCTCATTTGATGTATCTCCGGATGGTTCGGGAACTGCAGCAAGTGCGCTGCTCCTCAGCAGCACGAAGCTCGCTACTTTCGCTGGTCAAATTCAGCAGGGAGCGGGGCTAGGTCAAATCATGGTGCCTTATGTGCCCACGATGGCCGCAACTCCCGTAGCTGGAACGAACGTCATACAGCCTGGATATAATGTGGTGCCGACCGCGGCAGCTAATACCGCGGCGCTCCTTCCTGCGACTCCGACCCCTGGGCAGCAATTCCACATCTACAACGAGGGCGCGAATTCTGTGCGAATCAAGGCGGGTGGGGCGTCGACGATGAACGGCGCTACCGCTGGCGGATATATCGTTCTCGCGACGAAGACGAGTCTCGAGTGTAAGGCATCGGCGGCGGCTAACTACGAGTGCTTCCTTCCAGCTAATCCCACACCTGCGGGGCCGTAATGGGTTGGATAAAGGCGGCGGCGCCGATTGCATTTATCGCGGTTGTTGCAATCTTCGCCGCGTGGGTCTCGGTGAGATCGGGGCCAAGCGTCGAGGAGAGGCTAAAGGCGCATGAACAGGCACTAGGCTTAGTGATCGGATATTTGGGAGCGCTTCAGGAAGCGAAGATTTTGCCCCCTGGAGACAAGATCAAGAAGGACAAAAAGGGTGCAGTCATTAGCCGCTAAAGTTTACTTCTATGACCGGTCCGGCGTGACCTTCTTTCACCTTTGGAAACCTGATCCAAGCGACCCAAACAGAGCGAAGTTTATTTTTGATGGTCCTGCGACGGCTGAGCAGATTGAAGAGTATGCGAGTGAATATGCCAAGTTTTTGGCGTGTGAGCTTATCGGTGAGGAGCGTACTAGCTGATGGCTACCATCAAGGAGATTATCCAGAACTTTTGTTATCGGGCGAACCTACCGGCGCCGACTGCATTTGTTGGGGTTAATTCTCCGACCGAGCAGCAATACTTAAGTCTCTTTCGCTTCATCGGCGATAATTTGCGCAATAGACCGTATCAGTGGCCGCAATTGAAGCGCGGGTACACGTTCAACACTCAAACGAACGTTAGGAAATACCAGCTCCCCGGCGACTTCTACCGGCTCCTCGAGAGTACTCAGTGGGACACGAGCAATAACTGGCCGATGAGAGGGCCGATCTCCGATTTTAACTTCACGGTTCGTGAGTTCGCCGTCGTTTCGCTACAGACACGCAAAGCATTCAGGCTTATCGGGCCGGTAAATTATCTATTCTCTACCTCTCCATACTCTCAGCGCTCACAAGGTTGGTTCGAGATCGATCCGCCCGGTGAGAATAATACCGATGAGCTCTTTCTCGGGTACATGTCATGTAACTGGGTATGGCCGAGGGATTGGGTGACGGCAACCGTTTATGCAGCGGGGTCTATCCGCGCGGGTAATGGATACGTTTATCGAACGGCGGCGGGTGGAACTTCTGGTGTTGATCGCCCCGATTGGGCGACTGGGAGCGATAGCGATGGATCTGTCACTTGGACGGTCTACACCGAGCCATATTTGGTTGATGCGAGTAATACGGCGCTCAATGACGCCGATCTCTGTCTCTTCGACGATGACCTCATGATCGATGGTATGCGGTGGGCATACAAGCGCGCGAAGGGTCAGGACTATCAACAAGAGCGCGCCGATTGGGAGAACATGGTTCGCAGCGCCTACGCTCGATTCGATGGGCCTACGCGAATAAATATCGGCGATGAGATTTGGGATCAGTACGGCGACTGGCCAAACATTCCGCCTGGATCATGGAGCGTTTAAAATGGCTGATATTGCGGGCGTAGATTTTAGTCAGTACCCAACCTGGGAGAAGATTACGACTCCTTCGGGTGGCACCTATTATGTTGTTCCTGGATCGCCTTGGGTTTACGACCCCGTAACCTCTGGCATGCGCGGAAGGCCGATTCTCTGGAAGAATCCCAAAGAGGCGATCGAAGCGAGAAAGAAACAAGAAGATTTAGCCGACCAGGCAGCATTCGCCCAATCACCGGCCGGTCAAGCAATCCCGGCTCTAGCTGGCACCGCGGGAACGGTGGGCGGCGCGCTCTTAATCAATGAGGCAATTGGTGGAGGAGCGGCAGCAGCGGCGGCGCCAGCGGCAGCAGCGGTGCCAGGACTTGCCGGAGCTGGTAGCGGTGCGGCATCGGCGGCGACCGGCGGATTAGGAGTTGGGGGCGGTGCTGGCGGTGGAGCAGCGGGGGCGGCGGCGG